CTATCACGCAACTCAGCTACACCGTAAAGCATATCTGATGTGAATAGCGTACCGAGGTACTCTTGCTTGTACTGGGTCTGAGAACGTACACCCATCTGCTCAGCAAGAACAAAAGCGTCCTTGTGTGCAAGTAGGCAGATACGGTCAGCACCAGAGCTTCCAGCACCGCTATCAGCATTAGTTGATACATAAGACATTACACCATATATATCACCAATCATACCGTTACGGATTGTGTTTGCTGAACCTTGCTCACCAACAAATGCTTGCTCAGTAAATCGAGCAATACCCATAAGGACATTTCTTGTTGATGGTGGAACAATCATACAACGATCTGTCATTGGTACGTCAGCATCATCAAGTCGCTGGATAGAACGTCTGATACCTGCATCAGTCAACGCAGCAGCGTTAGATGATGAAGAGTTATAGACTGTTGTACCGTTAGAGCCAATGAAAGCGTTAGTGGTTGAAGCTGCTGTAGAGTAAGCAGTACCTGAACCAACTGCTCGACCAAGCTGAATCAAGTCAGTATCAACTTGTTTAGCTAGAGCGTAACCAGCGTCATCAGTGTAGAACTTACGCAAAGAAGCGAGTGCCTGTGTTTCTACGATGTCCTCAATCAAACGTGAGTATTCGTAGTGCTTGTCGATAGCAACTTGCTGTTCTGTCTCAGTTGCTGCAATCAGTGTAACCTGAGTTGAAGCTGCTTTAACAGAAGCAGAACCACGAGTAGGCTTCGGAATGTGAAGCGTATCGCCCTTCTTACCTTTGAAAGACATCTTGCTGAACATGTTTGCAGCAACAAGATTAGCCTTATATGCTGCGATAATTTCGTCACTCCAAATCTCTGGGATAAACTTATCCGCAGTGGTCTTGGTGACATGATTAGAACCTAGTGCCATTTTTTATTTCCTTTCAATTATTTGACACGTCCCTCCGCGTATGCAGCCATAATTTCATCTGACATAGCTTCGTAACGTGCGGGATCACGTAAACGTAAGTTAATTAGATCAGCCCTTCGATAAGTTTTTCTTGACGATGGTGCAGGTGAACCAGTGTTTACTGCAGCAGTTTTTAAACTTTCTTGTGTTCCTTTCCTTGACTCAGCAACTAACTCAGGACTAGAAGTTTCTTGTGGTTGAGCTGGATTCATCATGTTCCACGTTGATAATAATTCAACAGCAGAGTCATAATCAAATTGAGAATGCGCTTCTGTAAAAAGTTTTGTTCTTACAGGAGACGCTTTAATCCACTCAAAAAACTTAGGGTCTTGCGTTATTTGATTAAGGTTAGGAAACTCTTGGTTTAAACGCTGAGTTACCTGTTGTTGCTTAATAGACTGAGCTTGTTGCCTAGCCTCAGCAATAGCAGGATGTTTTTCTACAGCCTGATTAACAGCACTTACCGGATCAGAAAAATAATCGACCTCTGTATCTTCTTCTTTTGGGGTTTCAACGGCTTTCTTTTCTTCGAGTTGTCGTTTCAAAAGTTCGTCAGCTAGTTTTCTAACTTCACCAACTTCTTGAGCTTGTCTACTGTTGAGTTTTTCTAACTCTTGGTGCATCTTAGCTACGTCTTCAAGAGACTTGCCTCGATACTTTTCAGGTAACTCTTCTTTAGGTTTCTCCTCTACAGCAGGTTCTTCTACTGCTTGTGGTTCCTCTTCTACTTTACCTAACTCTTCAACTTCACTAAACTCAATATCTTCTTGAACCGGTTCTTCAAACTTAGCCATATAGTCTCCTGTCACGTTTGTGATTTTAGGAATTAAAAAATATCACCAGACGCTAACCCTCTCTGCGCTTGTTGGCGATTCTTGTTGCTTCTTCGTGCTTCCTAGCCCAAGCATCTGCAGCAGTAGGAAAATCACCAGTGATTCCCTCCAGTGCAATACGTGGTGCTGAGATAACACGAAGTGACACACACTGACAAACAGGACACTCAACAGCGTTTACCTCTTCATCAATATATTCTTCTGTGATATGACCTTCGCCACACCTAAATTCAAACATTCTTTTACTCATTGTTAAGTTGCTCCCAGGCTTCTTCAGAAAGTTTCTTGAGAGTTCTAATCCAATGTAGAACGTCTAGTTGTCCTTTACGAAAGTTTAAATCTTCAAGGCTTTGAGTAGCCATTAGATTGTTTCTTTCTTCAATCATCACTTCAACATCTGCCAACAAATCTTTATAACCTTTTGTTGACATCATGTCAAACCTTGCTTCATAATATTCTTGGAGTTCTTTATCCAATAGGAGTTCTCCTGTTATTAAATAATGTTTTACATTATACCATAATTTAAGTTAAAAGTCAAGCATTATTTTGTTTAGCTTGCATTTGCATATTAACTATCTTTTCATTAGAATCAATACTTCTTTCTTTAAGAATCATTTCAGCAGTCTTAACACGTTTATCAAACTCATTTTTATCTTTAGTATTAATGTTTGCAGTCAATGTTCTAATTAAATCAATCTTAGCTTTGTCATCAAGTAACGATGTTTCAGTCATTAACTTCTGCGCTCTTGCTTGTGCTTCTTGTGCGTCAGCAGCAGACTCTTGAGCTCTAGCATTTAACTCATTAGCTTGAGCCTGTACTAGACCCATCTGTAATTGAGCTTGTTGCTGTTGCATTTCTTGAGCCTGTGGATCAGGTTGTGACATCTGATCTAACTGCATTACTAGCTGTTCTTTATTCATTAAACTAGAAGTACCTATAATACTCTTTAATAAAATAGGAACAATAGGTGAATCAGGTCCAAGTGTTTGCATTAAACCAATAAGCTGCTGTTGTTCGTGTTCTTTAGCAATAGCACCAATAGAAGAGAACGTAGTAAACTTAAAGTCTTGCATTGGGTAACGATCAGGATCAAACTGCATATAACGATATGCAACCTTCTTAACCATTGGTATGATGAAGTCATCCTGAAACGATGCCATTGCCACACGATTCTTCTTGACAATAGCAGACATAGCTAACGACATACCCATACCGTTGTTCTGTCCTCCTCCTGCTGCACTCTTGACCAACTCTGCCGAGTCTAGTGTGCCTGTTGCTTGTAGCAGCATTGCTTCAAAACCTTTTGCTGTTTCATAGTTAGAAGCATCCGTACTCCCGAACTTAAACGGTTGTAAGATTTCTGCAGGGTTTCCATTAGTTAGGATGTTTTTACCAGGTCTAACCTCAAACTTCATACCTCTTGGTAATCTTGTAGCATCAATACCCATCATAGGCGCAGTAGTTAACGCCAGAGAGTCCATATGAGAGCGTAACTGGGCATCAATAGCTTTTTGCATATTGTACCCCTTCTCAACTGTTCCAACCCCGTAGAAGAGTCCTGGACGAACCTCAGGTCTATATGCAACAATAGGTCTGTCTTCCATCATGTATGGAGACTTTTCTGCTTTTAATAATTGACCATCATTAGCAATAACAACAATAGCTTCTACTAAACCAGATAAACGATCTGCAGATGACTCATCAGGGAATAAATCTACAACTTCTTCATCTTCTTCTATTTCTTCTAAGTATTCTTTTGGTACTAAACCGTAGTAACGTATGATCTTAACTTTATCGTCTTCATAAGTAGTAGCCTCAATATGACTAGGGTCTAAGTCATCTCCTTCGTAGTGTGGTTGTATATCTACCTTACGATAAACACCAGACTCAATACCCTGAACAATCTGATACATGCTGACGTACTCTTCTACTGCAACACCCATTGAGTCATTAATAGCATCAGCATTAGGATCGATCAGTAAGTTTCTTGGGTTAACAGGTTTAATTTTTACTGTAACTTTTTCTTGTTCAGTAACACCTACAGCAGCCATACCCTCTTCTCCAGGCATAGGCTGTGTGGTTGGGATACGTTCCATTTCAGTTTTAACTAAAACTTCTCCTACACCCGTACCGTATATCTCTGCTAGTTTAACAATAGAACTAACGTTGTTTATATATGCGTTATTGTGCGTATCTTCTAACAGAAGAGCTTGCATCATTTCAACATCAGTTCTATCTTGATCTAATCCGTCATCAGTTATTTCAAACAGTTTTCCGGATCCAGCAAAGCCTTCCATAGTTTCCGCAACCCTGTTATCAACAGCTTGACGGGTAGCAGGACTAATGATTTTACTACGCTCACTGTCCCTAGTACGATCTTCCGCGCTCCAAACTCCATAGTATATCCTTTCATATTCATCCCACTTTTCTTCATAATTAGTATCCCTCCAGTCTCTCCACCTGTCACAGTGGTCAACAATAAAAGATACTAACTCCTTATCACTCTGAGTTACTTCTTCTTCCTCTGATGTGAATTCTGTTTCTGCGTATTGTTCAGCCATATTTAATATCCTGATATAATGTCTAAGGGTTCGTAATCATCTTCGTAGTCATCAAAGTATACTGCTGCATTAGCTATGTGAGCTATTAGACTCACTGAATCAACCATGTCATCATGCACACCAGTGGTAGGAAAGTTAAGTAACTCATCTTTAAACTCTCTTACCCAGTCACCATCACAGAGTTCTACCTGCTTGTGTTCAAATCTACCTTGCAATGCACCTACAACTCTGTCTACTTTACTTTTATTGCCTAGTCGTATTTCTTCTATTCTTGGATACACACCTTGCTTTAACATCATCTCTGTTAGATAAGGTGTTAACGCTCGCATCAAAGAACCTTTTTCTATTCCAATTACTTGAATGCCGTATAATTGGACATGATCTAGGATTCTCTCGCATACCTCTTTAATATCCCACCTTCCTGCATCAACCTTATCTACCCACCACTTGTTGTCATCACCTACCTTGACAATAGCTATAGACGTTTGGTCTAGGTACTTCTTCTTGTTACTGGCTTGCTTTGATACGTTCTCAAAACCTGCCAAGTCAACAGCCATGTAGTAAGTACCGAAGTCTGGTTCTTCTTCTTTATCTCTTACTATTACCCATTCTTCTTTAAATATGTCTGACTGTGGTGCTTCAAAGTTAGCCATAAACTCCTGCCTAAACGCAAACGTAGACATGGTGTTCTTTGCTACTTCAATCTCTTCTTTATCTAAAAGTGGGTTATCAAAGCTAGTAAAGTGCCAAGACTGCCAATCTTTAGTCTCTGGTTTCTTGCTCTTTCCCATCTTGTAGATGTCGTAGAAGTGATTACGTCCCTTCGGTGTACCTATAAATATACAGTGACCCTTCAAGTCAGCTAACGCTGGTCTAAGAATCTGCTCAAACACTGTAGGTTTAATATCTGCATACTCGTCGAGTACGACAAACTTTAAAGCTACACCTCGCATTGTCTCTGGTCTATCTGCTCCCTTTAACGATATTTTAGATCCGTTAATCAACGTGAGCTGCATATTATTTACATGGCTGCTCGCTATTACCGGGTTTCCCAGCTCTAACAGTTGCTGCCACATAATGTCTCTAGCTTGCTGCTGCGTAGGGGCTATGTACCAGACATGACCCTTATCAGCCTCTAATCCCTTAACAAGAAGCTGCCAAGCTGCCAGCATACTCTTACCTGTTCTACGACCAGCAGCTATGACCTTAAATCTAGCCTTATCTGACCAAACGTCCTTCTGCCAGGGTAGTAGACTAATTTTCAGGTCTGACATCTACGGTCTCGTATTCAATATCTTGTGGTTCATCTATAACCTCAGTTTGCTTATCACCTACCATCGATATCTGAATGTTAACGCTGCCTCTGCCTGTATCTTTACCCTTGTCAAAGTAGGACATCGGCAGCACTCGATCAATACACATCTTTAAACAAGCCACCTGGTCCTTGTCATCGTTGTCCAGAGCTTTGGTGATGATCGTATTAATAACAGTCTCACCACTGGTAGCTAACAACCGGGCATGAAACTCTTTTATCCTAGCAGCCTCGCCTGGTGGTCTTCCGACAACACTTCTTTTCTTTTTAGCTTCAACCTCAGTCTTTCTCGGTCTACCGCGACCCCTTTTTTTAGGGACATTATCCTTATCAGACAAATGTTTATCCTCTAATTAGATATCTATGTAGGTTTAGAGGTTTAATGACGGTAATCATTATTCATAATTCCTCTTAGGCTACATAAAGGAGGTATCCTAGCATATTTTACTTATTCTTGTATGCTTTTTTTTTGTAGGGTACTTATTCTCTTTAGTTCTAAATGAGCTTATCAGTTCTTAACGTCCGTTATCGGTCCTTAGCGGTTCTTAGCGGTCAATCCTCTTTTCATTTTCACTTTTTTTGTGTCTGTTAGGGTATTAAGAATAATTTACGCGCAGGTTCTACACACCCCCCCTATAAAGTTATCCACAAACTATACAAAGTTATCCACAAGTTGCTAAATGAGAATGATTCTTATTTAGATTTGTAAATGATAATGATTCGCATTTACATAGTCTAGAAAGTTATCCACATTCCATCCACAAGTTATACAAAGTTATCCACAGGGGGAGTTAAAGTTTCCAGGGGAGAATGTATCGGAGTGGTAGCCTCACAGGACTCCACAGATCCCAGGACACTACACAATAATGCTTGACATTAACGCAATTATCAGGCAAATAAAAATGACCGGGCAGTCTACATAATCTGTTGATTTATTTATGCTTTAAAGGAATAAGTAATATGCCTAAATAAATTGTTTATTTAGTACGAAAAATGCTTGACTCAAAATAAAAGTACAATTAACATAGAGGTGTGGTAAGGGAATATTAATTAATAAACAAGGAGAAATAAAAATGGCTTACATCACAAAAGAAGACGTCAAGGCAATCAGAAACGAACTCAAGGCAGAGTTCCCACGATTCAAGTTTGGTGTCCGTAAAACAACAAGCAACATGAGGGTTGATGTCACCATCAAAGCAGGACCAGTAGATTTCAGGGATATTAACCAGGATCAAGGTTATGCTTCTATCAACCCATACCACACTGACAGATATGGTCAGCACTCCAAGTTCTTTGAAAAGATTATTGAGATCATCAAGACTGCTCCTATCCGGGGAGAAGGCTATCACAAAGGCACTGGTTACTATGATAGATCAGACGCTATGGTTGATTACTTCGACACGGCTTATTACATGAGCTTAAAGCTAGGCAGCTACGATAAACCTTACAACAAGGTTTCATCATGAACTCTCAGTACAAAGACGTAGAGTACGTCATCATAGCAAATACCTCTGAAGGACATCACGAAGCTGTGATGTTCTTTGAGGATCTTCAAGAAGCCAAGAGTTACAAAAATGTTTTGGACTCTGCCGTCTACACAATAGTTCGTAGAACCACTACGATCAACGATGAGGAGATAAAATGAACAACTTTGGAATGATCTTATTTTTATGTTTGTTAGCAGCAGCTCACGTTGGCATTCTTGTCTGGATGTGGCTAGGAGCATTGTCATGAAGTTTAAAACTCCATACGAGCAAGGCAAGTGTGATTGTCACTACCGAAGATATGACCGAGATAGGGCTTGCTGGAATGAGCAAGAGCGTATAGAATATGATAAAGGTTGGGAATATGGTCAAAAACTCAACTATTATTACGATGACTTTGAAAATTACGATAAGGAAGATTTCTAATGAAAAATAAAACACCATTTCAGTGCGGTCAAGAAGACGCTTTTTTTAACCTGGCAAAAAGACCAAGATATGTCTTAGAGGGTAAGGTTTACAAGCTGGTACAGTCTCAAGAAGAGCTGGTGGCTCAGTATTACGCTGGTAGGAACGATGCAGATGATTTTTACGAAGGTAAAAAATTAACAAGAAAAACCATTGTCTTCAAGGAAGGTGATGGTGCTAAAAGAGAGCTGGTCGATGACGTTAAAGATGGTACAATCAAATCAGGAAACATTGTTGACCAGCTAACCAAAGGTACAAAAAGATGAAATGCCGCGCCTGTGACGCACTGCTGTCTGACTTTGAAGCAAGCAGAAAGTCAGTTGAAACCACTGAAATTACTGAAGGTAAGAAGCATTACAAAAGAGAATACATAGACCTTTGTAATTATTGTTTTGAATCGTCTGATAATTCTGGAATGGTTCTTGAGAGATTGGATCTGATGGAAGCAGCAGATGACAGAACAGGTCTTGAGTACGATGAATTGTACGTTACTGATTTTGATATCGATGGGATACCTGATGTCTCATCTTACGACACTTAAAAAGGAAAAATTATGGATGATGAATTTTATGATGTAGATGGACATGATGACGGTCAACAGTTTGCTGACGCTGAGGAGGAGGCTCATTTTCATGCAGTGATTTCAGAGTTTTTAGAGCTGTTAGATATTTACTCTCCTCAATTTGTTTTATTGACAATGAATCAGATGATCCAGGAGAGATCAGAAGGAACACTAAGTAGTGTTAATTAGTATTAATTATTATTATTATAATTAGTATTAACTTAAACTAAGTAGTAAATTTTAGCACATAAAAAAGGATTTGTTATGGGAAATCAATTAAAGGCACATCAACCTTGTCCAGACTGCGGATCGTCAGATGCTCTGGCTGTCTACGATTGGGGCACAAAGTGCTATGCTTGTGAGGCTGTAAATGTAAATGATAAAAACTCAGGTGAACATAAAAGGAGAAATATGACGTTAGTTTCTAACAGCACATCAGCCTGGAAAGAGGTTAAGACTCTCAACCATCCGTCAGAAGATTCAATATTTAAATCAGTTCCAGAGCGTGGTATATCGAGAGCAACAATGGAGTTTTTTGGTGTGAAATCAGATGGACAAAATTACTGGTTTCCGTACACCGACGGTGACGGTAAAATTGTTGCTTACAAAAAGCGTGGCATCACTGAGAAAAAATTTAGCACTACAGGTGACTGGTCTAACGCTCAGTTGTTCGGAATGAGTCACTTTGCCAAAGGTGGCAAATATGTAACTTTGGTAGAGGGTGAGCATGATTGTAGTGCAGCATTTCAAATGCTCGGATCTAAATTTCCAGTGGTGTCAATTAGGAATGGTGCAGCCAGCGCATCAGTCGATGTTCGTAAGTATTACAAGTGGCTCGATAGCTTTGATAATGTTGTGGTGTTCATGGATAACGATGAGCAAGGTAAGGCTGCTGTCGAGGCTATCACTAAGGTTCTTGGATCTAAAATTAAAGTGTTTAAGCCTCAAGCTGATTACAAAGATGCTTGTGATTATCTGTCCAGAGGTGATGACAAGCTCTTTATGGATACTTGGTGGAAAGCAGAACGTCATGTTCCAGAGGGAATTGTAAGCTCTTCATCGTTGCGAGAAGAGGTTCTAAAACGACCTACGAAGGCTGTTGTTCGATATCCCTTTCAAGCACTAGATGAGATGACGATGGGTATCCGGGAAGCAGAGCTTGTGACTGTCACCGCTGGGTCAGGTCTTGGTAAGTCACAGTTTATTAGAGAGCTTGCTTACAGCATCTTTAATCAGACCAATGACAACTTCGGAATCATGTTTCTTGAAGAAGACAAAGCAAGAACAGCAAGGTCACTGATGTCTTTACACTTAAACAAACCAATACATCTACCAGACACTGAGGTTTCTGATGAAGAATTAGCTGATGCTTATAATGCCTTACTGAAGGATGACAGGTTCTATTTCTATGACCACTTTGGATCTAATTCAATCGACACGATTGTGGATAACGTCCGGTACTTTGCTCGTGCCTTGAACTGTAAATACATTTACCTCGATCACGTTTCAATAGTCGTGTCAGCGCAGGAAGCGAGCGATGAACGCAAAGCAATTGATGAGATTATGACTAAACTCCGAATGCTTGTGCAGGAGACAGGTATCACCCTTTTCTTGGTGTCTCACCTTAAACGTCCAGAGGGTAAGGGTTTTGAGGATGGAGCGCAAGTCTCTGTATCAGCTCTGAGAGGCTCTGGATCGATAGCTCAGTTGTCGGACATTGTTATCGGCTTAGAGCGTTCTAGCCAGCATCCTGACCTTACTGAGCGCAATACTACACAGGTCAGGGTTTTAAAGAACAGGCACTCCGGTCAGGTTGGTCCTGCTGGTCGATTACTTTATGATTTAAAGTATGGTAGGATGTGTCAACGTCTTGATGAAGAGGACGAGAATGCTTTATGAAGAAATATAAATATTTAGTCTGGGCTAATGTTTACGGAGGCTGCGGAGAACACTACAATACGCTTGTAGCTAAAGGCTCTTTGGCTTATTGTAAAGAACGGTACTATGATTGTTGTGATGACCCAGATGAGTATCGAGGTGTTTACATTGAAAAGTATATTCCTGTTGTTGGAGAACCAGATCTGGAGGACTTTTGAGAAACATAATTATTGATGTAGAAACCGACAGCACCATCAGTCAGATCTGGTGTGCTGTCACCAAAGACTTAACAAATAAAGAGGAGGCTAAAGTATGGACTCAAGCAAGCGAGTTACAAAAGTATCTAAGACCAAACGATATCTTGATTGGTCACAACATCGTAGGATTCGATGCTCCAGTGCTAAAGAAGCACTGGAACTTGAATATAGAATCAAGCCAATTGCGAGACACATTATTAATGTCAAGGCTACTAAACCCAGTTCTCGAAGGAGGACACTCGCTAAAATCATGGGGACTACGGTTAGGAAAGCACAAAGGAGAATTCACAGCTTTCGATGGAGGGCTGTGTGATGAGATGGTTGACTACTGCATCCAGGATGTCGAAGTCACTGCTACACTATTTGAGAATCTTAGTAGAGATCTACTCGACTGGGGTGAGTCACCTACTCTTGAAAATCAAGTCGCTGTTATTCTTAAAGAACAAGAAGATATTGGATTCAAGCTCGATGTTAAGAAAGCAGTCTTCCTTTTGGTTGACTGGAGGAAAAGACTGGCAGAAATTGAGGAAGAATTACAAACAGTTTTCAGACCTATTGTAACTGAGCGTGTTAGCGAGAAGACAGGCAAAAAACTCAAGGACAAAATAGAAATCTTTAATCCCGGTAGTCGTAAACAGATAGCAGAACGTCTCATGGCTCTGGGTTGGAAACCTACCAAGCACACTGAAAAAGGTTCTGTCATTGTCGATGAGAAGGTTCTGTCTAACATAGATATACCAGAGGCTAAACTAATCTCTGAGTATCTTCTTCTTCAGAAAAGAATTACTCAGGTTGAGAAGTGGATTGACTACGCTGACAGGAACGATAGAGTCCACTGTCGTGTGATTACGAATGGAGCAGTGACAGGACGCATGACTCATAGCAAACCAAATCTGGCTCAAGTGCCGAGGGTAGGTAATCCGTTTGGTAAAGAGTGCAGAGAATGCTGGACGGTAGAGGATGGTAATGTACTGGTAGGTATAGATGCTAGTGGTCTTGAGTTGCGTATGCTTGCACACTACATGCGTGATGATGATTACACTAATGAGATATTGAGTGGTGACATCCACACAGCTAACATGAAGGCAGCAGGTCTTACTAACAGAGATCAATCCAAGACTTTTATCTATGCTTTTCTTTATGGAGCTGGACCAGCTAAGATCGGTCAGATTGTAGGTGGTGGTGAGAAAGAAGGTAAGAAGTTAATTGATAGCTTTCTTACTAACACACCTGCTTTGCATAAGCTAAAAGAAAAAGTTAATCGGATAGCTGAGAAAGGTTCTCTTCCTAGCCTCGATGGGAGGCGTTTAATTGTTCGATCTCAACACGCTGCTCTTAACACTTTGCTGCAGGGAGCTGGTGCTGTGGTTATGAAAAAGTCTCTAGTATTACTACATTCCAAATTAAAAGCTGGTAAAATACACGGCTCTTTTGTCGCTAATGTTCATGATGAATGGCAAATAGAGACAACAAAAGAACTTGCTGAATCTGTAGGTCGTTTAGGCGTTCAGTCAATTCAGGAAGCAGGACTCGCTTTAGGGCTACGTTGTCCACTCGATGGCGAGTTTAAAATAGGTGCTAATTGGGCAACAACACACTAAGAGGAATATATGGCTAATCTAAAACCAGTAGTAGTGCAAGCAGATGTTATGTGGGCTTTTCTTGACACACCTAACGAGATGAGTGGTAAGTACCAGGTAGACTTGTGTAACCTCTCAACAAAGGCTATCGATGAGCTTGAGTCGATGGGTGTCAATGTCAAGAAGAAAGATGACAAAGGCTTTTACGTTACAGCTAAGTCTAAGAACTATCCTATAAAGGCTGAGTTGTCTGATGGCTCACCAATTACTTGCAAGATTAAGAATGGCTCCAAAGCAATAGCTACTCTTAAACCGTATGCTTACAACTGGAAGGGCAAAACAGGTGTAGGAACAGGCATCAACAAGTTAGTCATAACTGATTTGATTGAGTATGTTCCTTCTTCTGATCCAGTGGCTGAAGAGTCGTTGTAATTTGTCTAAGTCGATGAACAATGCTAAGGCACTCATCGATGGAGATATTCTGATTTATCGTATTGGTTTTTCTTCTAATGAACCTGATGAGGAAAAGTTTGCTATTTCTCGGATGGGTAATTTTGTTGATAGGTTGATTAAGGTCACAGGAATAGATTCTTATGAAGGCTATCTGACAGGGAAGAAAAACTACAGATCAGAAATTGCTACTGAGCAAGCTTACAAAGGGAATCGTAAAGAGGCTAGAAGACCAGTCCATTACGATTCTCTGCGTGAGTATCTCATTACTAAGTGGGGCTTTAAACTCCAAGAAGGTCAAGAGGCTGATGATGCTATCGGAATTAAAGCATATTCATTACCAGAAGATTCTAGCTGCGTCATGACTATAGATAAAGACTTAGACATGATTAGAGGATGGCACTACAACTTTGTCAAAGAAGATTTGTATTATGTTACCGAAGCTCAAGCCATTAAGAATTTCTACATTCAGATTCTTACTGGTGATCGAGTTGATAACATACCTGGTCTTAAAGGTATTGGTCCAGTCAAAGCCAGGAAGATTCTGGAAAACTGCACAACTGAGAAAAGTCTTTTCAAAGCTGTGAGTGAGAAGTATGATCATGACATTGATAAACTAACTGAACGTGGAAGGCTCTTATGGATAAGAAGAAAAGAGAAGCAATTATGGAAACCGCCAAACACTTCACGATAGGTTATGTCCAGTGGGTTGATGCTGTTGCTGATGCAGGATGGGAGGATAATTCTAAAGCTGATGTCCATCCTGTTCTAAGTATTGGGTTTATTGTTGACGAGACAAAAGATGCTATTTGTCTTGCTGCTGCAATCTCTTACGATCAGTCTAACTCTAGGATACACATACCTAAGCAGTGGATTAAAAGTATTAAGAAAGTAAGACTAGATAAATTTTTAGATACAGGGAGAAAGTCATCAAAACCCAAAGCGCAAAAGCCAAAGGCAGAAAGTTACAACAGTGGTTCAGAGATCAACTTATTGAACAATTCTCGTTTTCCAGGTCCGATGTAAGATCAACTAGCATGGGGGCTGGAGGCGAGGACATACTGTTCTCTCAAGAAGTAGGAGATCAGTTAGGTATATCTATTGAATGTAAATCAAGAGAGTCTATGGCTGTTTATGCTTTCTACTCACAGGCTGCTGACAACTGTCCTGAAGGTAGACAACCAACAGTCATTATCAAACAGAATCATTCTAAGCCTCTTGCTGTTATCGATGCTGAATACTTTGTTACTTTATTAAAGGGAACCAATGAGACACTTGATAATTCCTGATACACAATGCAAGCCTAATAACTCATTCGATCACTTAGCGTGGGCAGGTGAGTACGCTGTTAAGATTAAACCTGATGTCATCGTTCACCTGGGAGATCACTGGGATATGCCTAGCCTAAGCGTTTATGACATTGGTAAGAAGTCGTTTGAGGGTAGAACTTATCATGATGATATCGAGGCTGGTAACAAAGCTATGGATACCTTCATGAAACCTATCATTGCAGAACAGAAGAGGCAGCGACTAAACAAGAAGAAAGTCTGGAAACCTAAAAAGGTCTTTCTTATTGGTAATCATGAGTACCGCATCGACAGAGCTATCGAGTCTGACAGGAAGCTAGAGGGACTGATTGGTTATGATGATTTTAATTTAAAGAAATATAACTGGGAGGTCCGTCCTTTTCTCGATGTAGTGGTCATCAATGGGATAGCTTACAGTCACTACTTTACTTCTGGTGTTATGGGTAGACCTGTCAGTAGCCCTAATCTTTTATTACAAAAGAAACACATGAGCTGTGTCATGGGTCATGTCCAGGACAGGTCTATAGCGTTCAGTAAGAAAGCTGATGGCTCTAGGATCACTGGTCTATTTGCTGGTATCTTCTATCAACATGATGAGGAGTATCTTAATCCTCAGACTAATGGTAGCTGGTCTGGAGTGTGGGTGTTCAATGAAGTCACCAGTGGTAGCTTTGACGAGATGCCAATCAGTTTAAATTATCTAAGGAAGAAATATGGAAAAAATACTAACAGTAATTAGTTTAGGCGTAGGAGTACAAAGTTCGGCTATGGCTCTTATGGCTGCTAAAGGTGAGCTACCTATGCCTGACTGCGCTGTCTTTGCTGATACAGGGGCAGAGCCTTCTTCTATTTATTCTTATTTAGAGTTTTTAAAAACAGAGTTACCTTTTCCTATTTATGTAGTGCAGAAAGGAAACTTAACAGAAGATACTATGAAGGAAGGAGAACGATTTGCATCAGCTCCTTTCTTTATTAAAAATCTTGATGGTAGTAAAGGAATGTTAAGGAGACAATGCACTAACGAATATAAAATACAACCAGTAAGAAGAAAAGTTAGAGAGCTTTGTGGTGTTGGATTTGGTAAAAGATTTCCTAAAGGAAAATATGTCGAACAATGGATAGGAATATCTACTGATGAAATTCAAAGAATGAAACCGTCAAGAGATAAGTACATTGAGAATAGACATCCTCTTATTGAATTAAACATCAGTAGGCAACAATGCTTACAGTGGTTTAAAGATAATAACTACCCTTTACCAGAGAAGTCTGCTTGTTTCTTTTGTCCTTATAAGAGTGACGATCATTGGATAGAAACTAGAGATAGAACTCCAAAAGAGTTTGAGCAAGCAATAGCTTTTGATAAAGGATTAAGATCAACAAGCAATCCTAGAATTAAGGGACAAATGTTTTTACATAGGTCTTGTACTCCCTTAGATCAAGTAGAGTTTAAATCTAAAAAAGTAGACAATCAGATGGATCTTTTTGATAACGAATGTGAAGGGATGTGTGGGCTATGACTATAAAAAAAGTGTTAGACGATAGAGAAAAAAGATACGGTCAGTATCAGGTGGTTAGTAAGATTAGTCAGGAATTAAAATATATTATGCAGTATTCTCCTAACTATTCTAAAATGCCTGACTACATGAAGGAATCTCTCGATCTGATTGCAAACAAGTTAGCTAGGATTCTTAATGGTGATCCTCTCTATGATGATTCTTGGAGGGACATTTCAGGATACTGTACTTTAGTGTTGATGGAAATAGAAGACATGGAGAACTCAGATGAATCTCACGATTCCTGAACTTATAGAAAAATTATCTGTAGTAGATGAAATAGAAATAATTGAAATGTTAGATCTTACGTCTTTAGATATATTAACTAGATTTGAAGATATTGTAGAAAACAATTATGACAAACTTATAGAGGAAATAGAATGATGGATTTTTATCAAGAGTATATTGCTAAGTCTCGATACTGCAGATTCGTGCAGGATGAGGGACGTAGAGAGAACTGGTTTGAGACAGTCGATAGATACATGGACTTCATGAAGAACCATCTGGAGACTAAACATAACTATGTGATACCTATGGAGACAGACTCAGAGTTACGTGAGGCTATCAAGAACTTAGAGGTTGTGCCTTCTATGCGTTCTATCATGTCAGCAGGTAAGGCTCTGGACAGAGACAACACAGCAGGGTACAACTGTAGTTATCTACCTGTTGATGATCCTAAAGCATTTGATGAGGCTATGTACATACTACTGTGTGGCACTGGTGTAGGTTTCAGTGTTGAGCATAAGTATGTTGACAAGTTACCTGAGATACCTGAGAAGTTATTCAAGTCAGACACCACTATCGTTGTTGCTGACAGTAAAGAAGGTTGGGCTAAAGCATTACGCCAGGTTATTGCATTGCTGTACTCTGGTGAGATACCTAAGTGGGACTTACGAAAGGTCAGACCAGCAGGTGCTAGACTCAAGACCTTTGGTGGTAGAGCTAGTGGACCAGCACCACTCAACGAGTTGATTGAGTTTGTAATTAACAAGTTTCAAGGTGCAGCAGGACGTAAGCTCAACACACTAGAGTGCCATGACATTATGTGCAAGGTAGCTGAGGTTGTAGTAGTGGGTGGTGTTAGACGTTCAGCTATGATCTCACTGTCTGATCTGGAAGATGACAAGATGAGACACGCTAAAGTAGGACAGTGGTGGGAAGCTAATCCGCAACGTGCATTGGCTAACAACTCTGCTGTGTATGCTACCAAGCCTGATGTCGGTCAGTTTCTAAACGAGTGGACCAGCTTGTATCACAGTCATAGTGGTG